AAGAAAGTCAAACTAAATACTCTCAGTTAGATAAAGGATATTTGAGTGAGTTTGAATCTCGAGTAACGACTCAAACTGAAGTTGTCAAAGACAATCTAAAAAGAGCCATACAAGCAAGAGATGCTGATGCTATTGTTAAAGCACAAGAACAGCTTGCTCAACTGACTCTGGACAATGAACGTCTTAAAGCAACGAAAAAGTTGGAAGAAGAGAAAGCTGCTCAACCTCAAACACAAGCAACCCCTCAACAATATCAACAACCACAGCCTCAGCAACCCGTTCAACCCGATCCAAAAGCGGAAAGATGGGCAAGAGACAACGCGTGGTTTGGTCAGGACGAGGCCATGACGTACGCCGCCTTCGGAATTCATAAAAAACTTATTGAAGAAGAAGGATTTGACGCACAGTCAGATGAGTACTATAATGAAATCAATTCTCGCATGAGAAAAGAGTTTCCTCACAAATTTTCCGGTGAGGCAAATGTCGGAAAGCAATCGAAACCCGTCCAGACGGTTGCTTCTGCTAAGCGCGTAAATAAAGATGGACGCAGATCTGTAAGGCTCACACCCTCACAGGTAGCAATAGCCAAAAGGCTAGGTGTGCCGTTAGAAGAATACGCTAGATACGTGAAGGAGGCGTAACAATATGGAAAATGAAACTAAACTTAATAAATCTTCACGCAAGTTGGAAACCCGTGAAATGAACGCTCGACCAAAAGCATGGGTACCACCTTCATCGCTCGAAGCGCCACAACCTGACGAAGGCTGGCATCATCGATGGGTACGATACGAATATCGTGGAATACCTGACGATAAGAATGTCAACGGTAGGTTAAGACAAGGGTATGAATTTGTTAAATCAGATACATACGGCGATCGTCTTGACATACCTGCAATAGCCGACGGAAAGTTCAAAGGCGTCATAGGAATAGGGGGACTTATTCTTATGCGGTGTCCAGTTGAGACCAAGAAGCAACGTGATGCGTACTTCAAGTCTCAAACGGAAGGCCAAATGCAGAGTGTTGATAACGACTTAATGAAAGACGAGCACCCTAACATGCCAATCCATAGGGAAAGGCAAAGTAGAGTAAGCTTCGGCGGTCCAAAACCCGACGAAGATTAATTAACAAAAAAATATACTTAGGAGGTATATACAATGGCAAATAAAAACGCAGCCTTTGGTTTACGCCCATTAGCAAAGCTAGGCGGAAACTATAACGGTGGTGCTTTCACCACTTATGCGGTTAAGTCAGGTAATACCAGCGGTAATATTTTTGAGGGTGCAGTTGTAAAACTAGGATCTGACGGATATGTCGTCGCAGCAGGCGATAGTGACACACAAATTTTGGGTGTTGCGGGCGGTGTGGAATACACAGCAGCAGACGGTAAGCCGACATTTCTTAATTACTTTCCAAATACAACAGCAACTCAAGGATCCGCTGATATCAGCATTAGAGTATACGACGACCCGAATCAATTATTCTTGATTCAGGCTGACGGTACTTCTGCTCAGACTTCAATCGGAATGAACGCTGATGTTACTGGAAACGCAAACGGTAACACAACAAATGGTATATCAAGTGGAGCATTAGACTCATCAAGTCTATCAACTGCTGATTTAATGTTAAGAGTGGTTGGTGTAACAGCTGATCCTGATAATAATGACCTAGCTAGCAACAACGCTAACTTAATCGTTAAAATCAACGATCACTTCTACGCACCGAACACAGCAGGCGTATAGGAGGTTTAAACTATGGCTATATCAAGAAGTCAACTCGTTAAAGAGTTAGAACCGGGTCTAAACGCACTGTTTGGCTTGGAATATCAAAAGTACGAAAACGAACATGCTGAGATTTTTAATCAAGAATCTTCAGACAGAGCTTTTGAAGAAGAAGTAATGTTAACAGGTTTCGGTAACGCTCCTGTGAAGCAAGAAGGTGCAGCAGTAACATTTGACTCTGCAAACGAAGCTTACACAGCACGTTATTCACATGAAACCGTTGCTTTAGCATTCTCTATCACTGAAGAAGCTGTGGAAGATAATCTTTATGACAGATTATCAGCACGTTACACAAAAGCATTAGCTAGATCTATGGCACACACAAAACAGATCAAAGCTGCTAACGTATTAAACAATGCGTTCGCATCTTCTGGCGCAGCTGGTTCAAATCCCGGCGGTGACGGTGTGTCTCTTGTGAACGCTGCTCACCCAACTGTAGGTGGCGGAGCATTCTCAAATAGAAACTCAACTGATGCAGACCTTAACGAAACATCACTCGAGCAGGCGATGATTGATATTTCTCAATTCATCGATGAGAGAGGACTAAAGATTGCTGTACAAGCAAGAAAAATGATTGTCCCACCTCAATTAATGTTCGTAGCGGATAGAATCCTAAACTCAACATTGAGAACAGGTACAGCTGACAACGACATCAACGCATTAGTGAACATGTCAATGTTGCCTGAAGGTTATAGAGTAAATCACTATCTAACAGATACTGATGCATATTACATTATGACTGACGCACCTAATGGATTCAAACACTTCGTGAGAACTCCATTAGCGACAGCTATGGAAGGTGATTTCGATACAGGTAACGTGAGATACAAAGCTAGAGAGAGATATTCTTTCGGTTTCTCAGATCCACGTTGTGTATACGGTTCACAAGGTTCCTAATCGGAACGTTTGTTTTTTATAAACAAATCCTTTCAAAAAGGGCGGTTGTATCCGCCCTTTTTTTATGTCATATTAAAGGTCTAGCAAAATAAGTCACATAAACTGAGCTAGCAGACGGTATAGAGATTATGTGGCTGGTCTATACAACCAAGGAGGTTTAATATGGCAAATACTACTTTTAGTGGACCAGTATTATCAGATAATGGTTTTATTGTTCCAACATTCACATTAGCAACTTTACCAACAGCAACAGCAGGATTATTAATCTATGTTTCTGATGCAACTGGAGCTTCTTTAACAGGATCTCTTTGTTTTGGTAACGGTTCAAACTTTGTAGACGTAACTACTGGCGCAGCAGTAGCGTAAGGAGATAAACTATGGCTTTTGATAGTGATGTTCTTGTTAAAGGTGCGGCAGCCAATACCACTACTACAATAAATACTCAACGTTCTCGTTTAAAAGGATTTATTATTGGTGTGGGAGCAGGCAACGGAACCGTTACTTTTAACGACGGTGGCACTGCTAAATTCAATGTAGCTGTGACAGCTAGTACGTCAGATGTGGCGATGAACATTCCTGAGCAAGGAGTTGTTTTCACGTCAAATCTGAATGTAACTACAGTTAACTGCACAGTGAATGTATTCTACACAGGATAATGGCGGACAAACAACCACCGAAAACTAAAAAATATTTCCGCTCTACCAAAAGTGGAGCGGGAATGACCAAAGCAGGTGTCGCTCGATACCGAAAAGAAAACCCCGGTTCGAAGTTAAAAACCGCAGTCACAGGAAAAGTAAAACCCGGCAGTAAAGATGCTAAAAGAAGAAAATCTTTTTGTGCTAGAAGTGCAGGACAAATGAAACAATTTCCGAAAGCTGCCAAAGACCCTAATTCAAGACTCAGACAAGCACGTAAACGCTGGAGGTGCTAAATGGAAATAAGCGACAAGACGACGGTAGGAATGCCTATCCGAAATCTAATTTCTATTGTCACTGCTGTGGCACTGGGAGTCTATGCTTATTTTGGAATAGTCGAAACCCTTAATCAACATTCTACTCGATTAGAGTTAATGGAAAAAGATGTGGAGTTAAACACAGAGTTTCGAATTAAATGGCCCAGAGGTTTAATGGGTAATCTACCTGCGGATGATGAACAATATATGTTATTAGAATTCTTATCAGGACAAGTTGAAAAACAACAACAAACCTTAGAGGAAAATGCTGACACGAAAATTATGATTAAACATTTAGAAGAGATGGTAGATCAGCTAGAAAAAGATGTTGAAAAATTAAAAGATGCAACAAGAGAAATTAAGTTTGCAAACGGTAATGGAAACGGAGGCTACTGATGTGGAAAGTAGTTATTGTTCTTTGTTTATTTAACGGTAATGGTGAATTATTGGAGCACACTTACACAGAAAGTATTAGTGATTGTTTAGAGAAAAAACGTATAATGAAGCGTAATATGGGTCCAACAGTATTAATTACTTGTGGTGAAGCAGAGGCGGAGCTAGAGGAAATTCAAGGTAAAATTTTCGTAAAAAGTATTCGCAAAATGGAACATTGATGATATAAAAAACTATGCAATTAGATAAACTTAAAGATTGGGGTGGATTGATAACAAGATGGATGTTGTTATTTGCTGCCGTAATTATAGGTTGGTCTAATTTAGAAAATAGAGTAACTAACTTAGAAGCAAATACAGTAGGAACCCCTACACTATTACTTGAAATTAAACAGGATTTGGCTGTTATAAAAAATGATATTTCTTGGTTAAAAGAAAATATGCCTAAGAATGACAATTAGTAGATCTCAAATGGCTAAGCAAATAGCCAACCCACCCTCTAAAAACATAAGAAAAAAGAAACCAAAAAAGAGAAAAACAAAGTAGAATTTTCTAGAAGGTTTTGATACATTGTGCCTTAAGCACAAAGGAGTCTATGATGGCAGCAAATTGTAAGAAAAAAACCTACATGAAAACAGGTGGCAAATCTCCCGTTAAAATGATGAAGGGCGGAATGGTCAAGGGTTACATGTATGGTGGTTCTGTTAAGAAAATGAAAAAATAATGGCAACTTCGGGAACAACTGATTTTAATCTAAGTATTGATGATGCTATAGAAGAAGCATATGAGAGATGTGGTCTTCAGACTCGTACTGGATATGACATACACTCTGCTAGACGCGTTCTTAATATCATGTTTGCTGAATGGGCAAACCGTGGGATTAATGTTTGGACGATTAAACAAAGAACGGCCACAATATCCACAAATGATCAAAGTAACACTGCTGATTTTGCTTCTGATATCGTTGATGTTTTGGATGTTATTGTTCGAGATGGAACCACTGATTACACCGTGGATAAAATCAGTAGAGCTGAATACTTAAATACTCCCGTTAAATCAACAACAGGAAGACCAACTCAGTTCTTTTTCGATGGTCAGATTAATCCAGTCATGTACTTTTATCCGGCAGCGGATCAATCATATACGATTGTTTACAATGCCTTAACTAGAATACAAGATGCGGGAGCATACACAAACACGACCGATTTACCTTTTAGATTCTATCCTTGTTTAGTAGCAGGACTTGCATATTACATTGCAATGAAAAAAGCTCCTGAACGTATGGCAGATTTAAAATTTGAATACGAAGATGTTTGGAAAAGAGCCGCAGATACTGACGGTGGTAGAGATAGTGTATTCCTTACACCTCAAAATTACTTTGTAGGTTCATAATGGCAAAATACGCAACAGGTAAATATTCACAAAGAATATCCGATCGCTCGGGAGCAGCTTTTCCCTATAAAGAAATGGTGAAAGAATGGAACGGTTCCATTGTCCATGTTTCAGAATTCGAGCCCAAGCATCCACAATTAATTCAAACAAAAAAACAATCAACAGACCGTGAAGCTTTACAAATGGCTAAAGGTCAGGTTGCCGATACAACAGTGTACCCACCAACAGACGGCACAAGCATCAACACTTTTTTATCGACAGGAATGCAACCATTGACTAAAAATAAAGATACAAAAATGTCTGTAGCAGCAGGCAAAGTAACAGTGGTGATCTCATGAATTATTCTGAACTATTAACAAATGTAAGAAACTACACAGAAGTAGGGTCTGAAGTATTGTCTGATTCTATTATTGATGTATTTATTGTAAATGTAGAAAACAAAATTCAAAGAGAACTTGACCTCGATGCTTTTCGAAAGTTTCAGTTTTCTAGTTTCACCATTGGTAGTCCTTTTATCACGATGCCTGATGATTTTGCTTTTGAGCGAGGAGTTCAAATCAAAGATCAAATTACAGGCGATCGAACATGGTTAGAACAAAGAGATACAACTTTTATTGATGAATATAATAAAGATCGTTCCAATACAGGAACACCCAAATACTATGCAAACTGGGATCAGAACACA